TATTATTACTCTATATAAGAGGTTTCTGCACGAACGGTAACTAAAGGTTTGTTTTTGAAAAAGAATTAGGTGTGCACGAACCGTGCAGTGTGCGTGCACAGTTGGCACAAAAAACCCCGCACTGGGCGGGGTTTGAGGTTTTCTTTTGATTAAATGAGGTCATGGAATAACTGTACGCGCCTACTTGCTGGCAATCAAGTATTTGTTTGCCCTTCCGTCTTTGCTGGCAATGACAACGCCATCATCAGCAAGAGAATTAAGCATGGCTTCCTTTTCATCTGTTAACAGCTTCCTGAAAGAAAAACATTTCTGCCCGATGTCTCTAGCCGTCAAAGGTGTTTTGTTGTTCATTAGAACTTCAAGAACAAGCTGCATCGTGTCCGGCTTGCCGTCCGCGTCCCGGCTGCTAACCTCAAGACGCGGCATCGTCAGGCGCAGGCATCGCTCGCACCACGTCAGGCACCACTGCATAATTTTTGGCGTTACTACTGGGTACTCGGGCGACTCCCAAGAAGCCAAGCACGCCGCCAGCCTTATAGCCGTTTCACGGTAGCCGTAAACGAAGCCTTTATATTGTGACCTGGCGTCAATATTCATGTATGCGTACATTTTGTCGCGCCATTCTTTTACCATTTTGCTAACAGTGCTTTTTTCCCATTCAACCACCGTAACGCTTGGCTCAATCCCGCAGTTCTGCTCAGCGCCCGCCATTCCTTTAACGTCAGCCAAAGCCTTCACCAGTGCAGTGACAGATTTTGGTATGGGCTTTCCGCGCTCGGGGTGGTGTCCTTGCAGAATGTCGCCGCCTGGGATAATCGCCATATCGTGAAGAGTGCCGCGACCGTACTCATTGCGTGACGCCATAGAGTCAAGATGGGCCTCTGATATAAAAGCCAGAACCGTGATAGAGGGCGAGTGAATATCACACTCGCTAATTGTTCTCATTTTTTGACCAACAACGCCAGCAGCTTCTGGGTCAAGGTACTGAGTGTCGCCGCTATAGCATTTTTGCAGTGCGCTAAGCACCCCCTCATAAGCCCCGTTGGTTTGCCGCTTTGCCCCCTGCACAAGCGTTCCATAGGTGTCTGTCACCCAGAACAATCTAGGATGCCGGAACAAATGCCGGTATACCGCTTGCCTGGTTGATATATCACCTGTGTGCAGGGCATTACGCTCGCCCAGCTTTGCGCATAGGGTCGCTACTGGGTTAGTGAGTAGCCGAACCCCTGAGAGACTACTGTCAGTTACGCCAAGGTAAGCCGCCGCCGGCTGGCTATCGTGTGTCACGTATCGCCGTGAAGTTACCGAACAAGCAAAGGCAAGGACAGATTGAGTTAAGGCGTCTTTTTTTACCGTATGGACGCCGCTGGCAATCCACTGTTCAGCATCCCTTAAAGCGCCAACGGGTAATGGCCCAGGGTGCGGGGCTGTGATCACCTCCGGCTTTCTTTCTTCTTTTGGCTTAACATGGTCGCTTAGTTTTTGGACATTCTTGCCCATTATACCGTCGACCATTTTTTGTGACTGCTCATCTAAGGGAGCCGATTCGCGCTCAATTCCCAATAACTTGGCCGCACTACTAACCGCCGCCGCCATGTTGCCGTTATGTTCTACCTGACAAAATACGCTGAACGCATCGTGTGAGTGCCCATCCGCCAATGGGTCGCTGCCGTGATGACTATAGACGCGTGCGGGGTCACTGTCTGGCAGCATGATAACGCCGGGTATGCCGCTAGTGCTGTTCGGGCAGCGCCACCGCTTGCCGGCTTTTTTGTAGCTGTTTGCCTCTAATATATTTCCAGGCTCATAATTTTGATTGAACTGACCTATAACCCCGCCGTTTTCATTTTCGCCCTTGTAGGCTTTCGGCTTCACTCCGGTTGGTATTCGGCTAGTGTCTTGCTTGGCCCATGGGCAAGCGTCTTTCATGGCGTCTTTTGCTATCTCCCAGTTCTGCCATGCGTTCAATAAATTAAAAGGAAGATCCGGTAATTTTTCCCAGTCGCCTATCCACTGATATGGCTTTCCGGTGTCTGGGTGTATAGATGGCGGTAGAACGTCCTGTGTGTCGCCAGCGCGGAATTCAATCACACATCCTATGTCTGGCCAGCTCAGGGCGTGACGCTTTGCCGGTAGTTCTGGCGGTGCTTTATAGATCAGCTTGGCCCGGTTGTCGCGCCCGCTGCTAATCTGTACGCCTTCTGATAACAGCGCGTCCATATCAACGCCGATTGCTTCTAGTGCCGTTCTTGAGTGTTCCAGGTTGTCTATGTCGATGGTGCAGGTGCCTGACAATCTGTGGATTAGGCCGATATTGTCAATGCACTGCGCAAGGGTAGCGCCTTTTTTCTGCCAGCCAATACCGCTAGGCGCTTTGCTGTTAGGTGGTATGACGCAAAGCGCCCAGCCTTTTTCTATGTAATTTTTTGCGTTGCCTTCCATTATCTGGCTCCCGCCTCTTTCTGTTCAAGGTAGTCTGAAAGCTTCTTCACCGTGTCATAGCTGGGGTTCTTGCCCTTGCTCATCAATCTATAGATAGCATTGCTGTGGACGTTTGCAGCCTTCGACACGGCCATCAGATTGCTGTCTTCCAGTTTATGCTTTATCTGCTCAAGTGTTAACATTTTTAAACCTCTTGTGATTTTGTTTCAATTCGATGTTGACAATACTAACCGCACACCGTAATCTTTGCAACGTAAACCGAATAACACAACGCAAAGAAGGAAGGAAAAAATGACAGAGCACACTATAGCCCAGCTCGCTAAAGATTGGAGAGAAGCAAAAACCGCAGAAAACACGTCAAGAGATTTTCGGCTAGAAACCGAAGGAAAGATAATTGACTTGGTTGGAATGAAGGCCGAGGGCAGTCAGACCCATGACGCCGGCACGTACAAGATAACGGTAACGTCTAGCATGACAAGAAAACTGGATGAGAAAAAGTGGAAAGAAATAGAGTCAAGCATTCCAGAGGATCTGCGCCCCGTCAATTATAAGCCGTCTATTGACCTTAAAGGCATCCGTTACCTTCAAGAAAATTACCCGGAAACCTACGCAATCGTTGCCAAGGCGCTGACTGTAAAGCCCGCCAAGCCAAGCGTAAAAGTGGAGGACAAATAATCATGGCTTTTGACCTATCAAGCATTCAGCAAGGCGCTGACCCTCGCGCCCCTTTAATTGTTATTCATGGCGCTCCAGAAGCCGGCAAGACAACATTTGCTGCCAGTGCACCAGATGCAATTTTTATCAGGGTAGAGGACGGCTTAGGCATTAACGACGTGCCCACCTTTCCTGTTGTTCAAACCATTTACGATGTCATGGACGCTATTGCATCGTTGTATTCAGAGCATCCTTACAAAACTGTTGTGATTGACAGCCTTTCAGCTCTTGAGCCGCTGATCTGGGATCAAGTTGCAAAGGACCAGGACAAAGATAGCATCGAAGATATTGGATTCGCCAAGGGCTACATCTTTGCCATGGAATATTGGCGGGATCTTGTTAAGGCTGTTCTTGGCCTGGCAAAACGTGGCGTGACTCCTGTTCTGATTGCGCATAGTGACATTGTGAAGTTTGATCCGCCAGACGGCGAGCCGTATGACCGTTATCAGATTAAGCTCCACAAGCGGGCATTTTCCTACCTGTATGAGCAGGCGGACATTATCGGCTTTGCACATAAGCCGGTATACGTTAAGAAAACTGACAAAGACGACAAGCAAGGAAAGGCAAAAAGTAAAGGCCAGAGATTGCTCAGGGTGTCAGAATCGCCCGCAGTGATTGCAAAAAACCGCTACGCAATGCCGGAAGAAATACCACTAGAATGGCAGGCGCTTGCAAATAGCGTTCCGTTTTATGCACAAAGCACCGAAGTAAACACCGAAACCCAAACCGAAGACGAGGAATAAATCATGCAATTTAACAACTTCAACGCTAACGACATCGCAGAACAAGACAGCTTTGAGCCAATCCCTGCGGGCTGGTATACGGCCATGATTACTGAATCCGAGGAAAAGCCCACCAAGTCCGGCAACGGCAGTTACTTGCAGCTTCGTCTTGATATTATCAATGGCGAATTTGAGAACCGGGTGATCTTTGAGCGGCTGAACTTGGACAACCCAAACGAGACAGCCGTGCAGATTGCACAGCGTACACTGGCCAGCATTTGTCGTGCCGTTGGCATCATGCAACCAAAGTCATCGGATGACCTGAAAGACACTCCTTTTATGGTAAAGGTAGGTATTCAGCCAGCGTCAGGTAACTACGAGGCAAGTAATAACGTAAAGGGCTATGCCCCGGTTGATGGAGCACAGAAAACGGCTCCTGTAAGCCCTAAGGCGTCAGCATCAAAGCCAGCGGAAGCGCCAAAGGCAAGCAAGAAGCCTTGGGAGTAAGTTAACGGGGCGGCTTCGGTCGCCCTATCTTTTAAAAGGAAATAAATAATGAATGACATAGCCAGCCAAATATACAAAGCATACGAAGACAACCGCGAGCAGCCTCACCGTGCGCACATGGGCGGGAGCCAGATTGGCAATCCCTGTGATCGTGCTTTGTGGTATCAATTTAGATGGGCCTGGCACGCAAAGCCGCCAGGTAGAGTATTGCGCCTATTACAGCGAGGGCATGAAGAAGAAAAAAAAGTAGTAAATGACCTAAGGTCTATCGGGGCAACTGTTCTGCCGCTTGATCCGGCTAATGGCGAGCAGTGGTATTTCTGGGAACATGGCGGACACTTTGGCCTTTCTTTGGATGGCGCTTTAAAAGACCTTCCAGGCTATGAAGGCTGGATGGCAATGGAGATCAAGACAGCCGGCAAAAAGTCATTCACAAAGCTAATAAAGGCTGACAACGTGGAGGCTTGGAACGCTCAATACTGGGCGCAGATCCACGTCGGTATGCACCTTGCCGGCATTGATAAATGCCTTTATGTGGTTGTTGAAAAAGACAGTGACAGTATATGGACAGAAGTCTACGAGGCGGATCATGCCTTGGCAGAGCGTATGCTAAAAAAAGCCGGCAAGATTATATACGCCGAAGATCCGCCTGAAAAAATCAGCGAAGATCCCGGCTGGTATCAGTGCAAATTTTGCGATCACTGGCCAGTGTGCCACGGAAACAGAGTGGCAGAAGTTAACGAGCGCACGAATATACACTCAACGCCAATGCCTGACGGCACATGGTCTAACGATAAAGGTGAAACATCAATCAGTGTAAGCGACCAAAGAAAGGCGCAAGCTTCGCACCTTATGCGGCCTGACTTGGTGCCGTATGCCACTGCTGTTAACAGCGACGGAAAGACCTTTATTGAATATGACAACGGAATGATTAACCACGCTGATGGAGCCGCAGGCGGGCGCAACTGCTACACCAGTCAAGAAATGCACGACTCGGAAAAACCTTTACCTCTTGATAGTGGTGCCGAAGACATACGCCAAAAGTTTGCCGGCAAGGTGGGCAAAAATGAATAAAATTATTCTTCGAGACTACCAAAAAGAAGCCATTGATAGCGTTTGGAGATACTGGTCAAATACCAAGGGAAACCCGCTCATTGTCGCCCCTTGCGGGGCCGGCAAGTCTTTAATTATTGCCGACCTAATCCGAAAGCTGCACCAGGAGCATGGCGCAAGGGTTTTGATTCTCACGCACAGGGCCGAGCTATTGCAGCAGAATGAGGCAGAACTGCAAAAACTATTGCCGG